AAGAAAGCTGTAAGGTCAGTACAAGGTGATTACAAAGATAAATTTATAAGTGTTGAATATATCACTAAAAAAGGTAAAAATATTAGTCAATCCATAGAAATTCCTATGGGAAGAAAAATAAGACAGGCAGCAATATTAGAAAAGAAAAGAGCAGCTTTAAAAGCAGCCAGAGAAGCAGGTAGATAATGGCTAAATTAGCGAAAAACTTTGTGGCACACGAAAGAATGCCTAAAAAGACATCACAAGGCACAAGTAAAAGAGTAAAAAAATCATCAATGAACAAATCTCGTAAAAGATCGTTCAAAGTTTACAACTCACAAGGAAGATAATGCCAGCAATCTGTCGAAAAGGTGATAGTTTAAGTACAGGACACATATGTTCAAGTACAACAACTTTAGATACGCCTGGACAATCGACAGTTAGAGCAAATGGCATACTTATCGCAAGAGTTGGAGACCCAACAGTTCCACACCCCAATCCACCATCACCACCATGTCCTAATCATGTGGCAAATGTAAACGTAGGTTCATCAACAGTACGTATCTCCGGCGCATTTGTGGCAAGAATAGGCGATAGTGCAGATAGTGGCGCAATGACTAGTGGTTCTTCAAATATCTTTGTTGGTTAGTGTATAAATATTGTTATGCCTAGTTATAGTGTAGAAAACGTATCTAACAAGAGTAAAAGAGCTAACAGAATCTATAAAGATTTAGATTTAGACTTTGGTCGAAACACTGTAACAAATGATGTAAATAGATTGACTGACGCAGAGGCAGTTAAAAGAAGTGTTAGAAACTTAATTCAAACTAATCACTTTGAAAGACCATTCCATCCAGAGATTGGTGGTAATGTAAGAGCATTATTATTTGAACCAGTTACACCATTGACTGCTCTTAACTTACAAAGAAAAATAGAAGAAGTGTTAAATAACTTTGAACCAAGAATTAAGTTAGCACAAATTTTAGCCAAACCTGATATTGATGGAAATAGATATGCAGTTCAAATCAGTTTTTATGTAATTGGTGTTCCACAACCTGTTACAGTAGAAACATTTTTAGAAAGATTAAGATAAGATGGCAAGTAATAAATTAGAAGTATCAGAATTAGATTTTGATAATATTAAAAGTAATCTAAAAACATTTTTACAAAATCAATCAGAGTTCCAAGATTATGACTTTGAGGGTTCTGGTTTTGCTGTTCTATTAGACGTACTTGCTTACAATACTCATTACTTAGGTTTCAATGCCAATATGTTGGCAAATGAAATGTACCTAGACAGTGCTGACATAAGAAAAAATATTGTGTCATTAGCAAAGATGTTAGGTTACACACCAACATCACCTAAGGCGGCAACAGCATCAATTGATATTTTATTAAACAATGCATCAGGTGCTTCAGTTACCATGGCAAAAGGAACAACTTTTACTTCATCTATTGATGGAACAACTTATCAATTTGTAACAAATGCTGCTCATACAATTACACCGAGTTCAGGTGTTTACAGATTTTCAGGTATATCTATTTTTGAAGGTACTTTAGTTACATTTAAATATACAGTAGATAGTTCTGACCCAGATCAGAGATTTATTATTCCAAGTGTAAATGCTGATACATCTACATTAAGAGTACAAGTTCAAAATTCAGTTTCTGACACAACAACTACAACTTGGACAAAGGCTTCAGGTTTTACATCTTTAGATAATAATTCAAAAGTTTATTTCTTACAAGAAGGTGAAGATGGTAAGTTTGAAGTTTATTTTGGTGATGGTGTTGTAGGACAATCATTATCAGATGGTAACATTGTAATTTTAGAATACATTGTTTCTAATAAAGCAGAAGCAAATGGTGCTTCTACATTTACATTATCAGGAAGTGTTGGTGGGTTTACAAATGTTACTATTACAACAGTTTCAAGTGCTCAAGGTGGCGCAGAAGCTCAAACAAAAGAGTCAATAAGATATAACGCACCTTTACAATATGCAAGACAAGATAGAGCAGTTACAACAAGTGATTACGAAACACTTGTACAAGAATTATATCCAAACGCACAATCAGTTTCAGCGTGGGGTGGTGAAGATGATGAAACACCTATTTATGGTGTAGTAAAGATTGCGATCAAAGCAGCATCAGGTTCTACATTAACAGATGCTACAAAACAAAGTATTATTGCTCAATTACAAAAATTCAATGTTGCCTCAGTTAGACCAGAGATTGTTGATCCAGAAACAACTTCTATAATTCTGACTTCAAATATTAAGTATGATGAAAGAGCAACAACAAAAACTTCTGATACTTTAAAATCAGAAATTACAACATCAATCTCAAATTACAATACAGATACACTACAACAATTTGATGGCGTCTTTAGACACTCAAAAGTTACTGGATTAATTGATGACACAGATACAAGTGTTTTATCAAACGTAACAAGTTTATTAATTAGAAAAACATTTACACCAACTTTAAGTTCATCAACAAGATATGACATTTATTTTAGAAATGGTATTTTTAATCCACATGCTGGTCACAAATCTGCTACAGGTGGTGTAATCACAACATCTGGTTTTAAAGTACCAAATGATGAAAAAATTTATTTCCTTGATGATGATGGAAATGGAAATATTAGAAGATATTATTTTGTAGGTTCTGTTAGAACATATGTAAATAATACTCAAGGAACTGTGAATTACGCTACAGGTCAAATTACAATTAACTCTTTAACAGTTGCGTCAGTTGAAAATATACGAAGCGCTTCATCAACTGTTATTGAAGTGACTGTAGAACCAGCATCATATGATATAGTTCCAGTTAGAGATCAGATTTTAGACATAGACACAGCAAATTCAACAATCACAGTAGAGGCAGATACCTTTGTTGGTGGCTCTGCTGATGCTGGTATTGGATACACAACAACATCTAACTACTAATGGCAAAGTTCACCGATAAAATATCAAACCTGATTAATCAACAGGTTCCAGAGTTCGTATTAGAACAACACCCTAAATTTTTAGAGTTTATTAAAACGTATTACACGTTTATGGAATCAGCGGAGTTAGGTGTAACTTCAGTTCAAACAACAGATGGTATTCAATTAGAAACAGAAACAGCACAAGAGAATGAATTAATATTAGATGGTTCTCGTATTGATACAGATAGAACACAATTAGATGCGGGTGACAAAATACTTTTAGAAAGTTCTGCCTTTGGTAAATTTACAAGAGGAGAAACTATAACAGGTTCTACTTCAAACGCAACTGCAACTGTACTTGGTGAAGATTTAGATAACAATAGACTTTTTATTTCAGCGCAAGATAAGTTTATAAATGGTGAATCAGTAGTTGGCGCTAGTTCAAACGCAACAGCGATTATCAATAACTACAAACCCAATCCTGTAACAAATATACAAGAGTTATTAAATTTTAGAGATCCTGATAAAGTGATTTCTAACTTTCTTACAAAATTTAGAAACGAATTTCTTAACACATTACCTGAAACATTAAGTAATAGTGTTGATAAAAGAAAACTTATTAAGAATGTAAAATCACTTTATAGAGCAAAAGGTACCAATAGAGGACACGAATTATTTTTTAGATTACTCTTTGGATTAGAATCAGAAACAATTTATCCAAGAGAACAAGTATTAAGAGTATCTGATGGTAAATGGGATACTAAAAAGATTTTAAGAGTAATTGCTACAACTGGCGATACTGCTAATTTAATAGGTCGTTCAATTGAAGGAGAAACTTCTGAAGCAACTGCGATTGTAGAAAACGTATTTAAATTTCAAATTGGTGCAAACGAAGTATCAGAATTAATATTAAATGAAGATACGATATTAGGTACTTTTCAAACCAGTGAAGTAATTAGAGGTACAGCATCTGATGATGATGATATTTTTATCAAAGCTACTGTAACAGGATTACCATCAGTTGTTACAATATCAAATGACGGAAGCTTATATAGTGAAACAGATTCAATAACAATTACTGGTGGTGGCCAAGGTGCCATTGTACAGGTAAACGCAATTGGTCGAGGTGGAGTATCAGAATTTATTATTGATAATCCTGGTTCTGGTTATGAAATTGGCGATGACATTAATTTTACAAATACAGGTACAGGTGGTGGATCAGCGAGAGCGAAAGTATCAGTTGTTAATGGTGGTCTAACGCAAGAAACTTCTACATCAACTACGGAAGATCATATTATATTAGAAGATGAAACAACAAGAGGCGATCCATACACAGGAAATAAAATTGTACAAGAAAGTGGTACAGGTTCAGGCGATATTACAGATATTAGAATTATATCAAACGGAAATAACTATCAATCATTACCAATAGTTGAAGTAGATGATACAAATGGTGCTGGAGCTGTTGTTTATGCTTATGGTTCGGAGATTGGTAGAGTATTAGGATTAAAGATAGTTGAATCAGGCGCAGGTTATGAAGCGTCACCAACACCACCAACATTATCTTTACCAAGTTATTTAATTATTTCAAATCTATCAGGTTCATTTACAATTGGCGAAACAGTAACAGGTGTTGATATAAGTTCAACAGCAGTTACAGCGACAGTCGTATCTTATAATGCTGATACAGGTGTGTTAAAAGTTTCAAGTCCATCAGGAACGTTTGTTGAAAATAGTTCTTTAACAGCTGACGGTGGTGCAACTGCTACTGTTGAGAAAAATGATTTATCAACAGCAAGTGTCACAGTTGGCGCTGTGATTGATACAGATGGAACATACATTAACCAAGATGGTCACGTTTCTGAAAACTCAATGAGAATACAAGATAGTTTATACTACCAAGACTTTTCTTATGTTATCAAAGTTGGTCGTACAATTAATGACTGGAGAGATTCATTTAAGAAAACTGTACACACTGCTGGTTTCTATATTACAGGACAAGTTGATATTGCAACACAGGTTAGTGCTCAAATACAAAGTATTACAGGTGTCAATACAGGAATTGATTATTCTGGTCCAGCGTTAATCATCAATACATTATTCTCAACTATCTTTGGTAGAAGATTAGGTACAGAAGATGATGGTACAACGTTAAGAGCGAATCCTGAATTAGGTGTTGATCCAGATTTTGATGATTCAACAAGTGAACATTTTACACCAAATACAAGAGATTTAACTTTAAAGAGAAAGATGAAAATATCTTTCCCAAGTATAGTGAAAATAGATGTACGTGGTGATGAATTAAAATTTGGTTACGCTTATGCTGGTCCTCGTATGAAATCATTATCATTAAATGATGATGACTCTGCATTTACAAGTATGTTTGGTGGTGGTCACCCTAATGTACAAACAGGCGCCTACACAGCATCTGGACCAGGAACAACAAGTTTAGTACAACCATTGACTTTAGAAAATCTTGCCAATCATAGATTAACAGGATTAAACAGTACAAGTTTGAATGGTGAAGTCGTACAAATAAGAGATTTGAATAATGATAATCTAAAGACTTATATTACTTTCCCTACAGAAATAAAAGCAACTTTACCTGGATTTACTTTTGATAGAACAAGTACAACTTTTGACGATACTAGTTTCACTTTTGACAAAACATTTTAACAAATGATGTATAAATATTAGAAAGTTTAGAGAGAATCAATGGCAAAACAAACAATTAATATCGGAACAATCGCTGATGACGGTACAGGTTCAACTATACGAGCCGGCGGTGATATAGCAAACGATAACTTTAATGAATTATATACAAAATTAGGTGATGGTACAACTCTTTACAGTTTAACATTTCCAAACGCCACTGACACAGTTGTAGCGAGAGATACATCAGATACTCTTTCAAATAAGACTTTAGACGCTGGTGTCATATCTACAAGTTTAGATATGAACGGCACAGAATTTATATTAGACGCTGACGCTGATACTTCTATTACAGCAGATACAGACGATCAGATTGACATTAAAATAGGTGGTAATGATAGAATTACTTTACAATCTGGTATAGTTGACTTAAAAAATGATGGTAGTGAATCTCAAATTAAACTATATTGTGAAGTCGGAAACGCACATTATACACAAATTCAAGCCTCACCCCACGCCAATTATGGTGGTGGAAGTGTTACAGTTGTTGTTCCAGCAGTCGCTGGTACACTGGCGTTAAAACCAACAACTACTAATGCTACAGGTGATGGTTCTACTCAAGCGTTTACTTTAACTAATATAAATAATGATGTAGATAGCGTTATGGTATTTTTGAATGGGGTTTTACAAAGACCAACAACCGATTATACGGTATCAGGAACAACACTAACTTTTGGTACAGCACCCGCAAATGCAGATGCTATAACGATTAAGGAGTTTTAACAAATGGCCAATAGAATAAAAGAATCGAATATTACACCAGGAGCAGTTACTAGCGATAAAATCGCTCCAGGCACAGTATCTGCTTCAAACATTTCGCCTGGAACAATTACAGGAACATTAATTGCTCCTGCTACTGTCGA